ATTAAAATAAGGCATTCCAATGCGCTTAAAATCAAGTCCTGAGATAGCGTAATCGGTGATAAGTGTATCAGGATCAACAACCGAATTAAGCGAGGTAATAGACTGGATAGGCCCGTAAGGTATTTCTGCCTCTGATCCGTCCCATTGCCATTGTAAAGTTTTGGTTGCCAGTGATAGGTTTAATTCCTTTTCTAAAACTTCCCTTGCCGCTTTCATAAACATCAACAAACGACCTTCAGTAACAGCATAGTCATCGTCTACCTGGCAGAACGCTTTTAGTTCCTCCAGCGTTACAGGCTCATCCGTTACGTCTGTTATTATCTTGACTTCCATTACTTAGTTTTGTAATTGCCCTTTTGTTGCTTGTTATTGTACGCTTGCTTTTCTTCCTTTACAGCAACTCCAGTGCGCTCGAAATAATTTGCCTGCTCATCGGTTATTTCGACTGATTGATTAGCCTTGTTGTCCAGATGATCCTTTAAAAACTTAACCTTTGCCATGTTGTGATTTTAAGTATAATCAAATGTACATATAAATGTTACAATTGGCAATAGGTAAGAATTGTATATTTGGGTATGGAAAAGCAAACTAATACCGAATCAGTTTTTAAAATAATACAAGATATTCCAAGAAGGCCTAATCTAGATTGTTACGGAGGTGCCTTTGAATATAAAAGAGATGGAGTTACATATGTAATTGATTTCCCTTTAACAAGTAAACTTCCATTAGATGTAGTATATGAAAGAATAAACAACATTAAAGAAAGTAAAGGTGATCCCGAAATTGCTTTCTCAGAAGAATATCAATTACTAAAAGAGTTCGTTATAAATGTTGCTTGTGGACAATATTCTGCTATTCAAGCAAAAGAGGTGGCGCAAGAACTATATTTACTTAATAAAATTGATTTTCCTCGCTATACTTCATAAAAAAGCCCCGAATTAACGAGGCTCTTTATTTTTAGAAAGGTATGGATTATGCTAACGCTGCACTTCCGAGTATAAAATAGTCGGGGCCGTACACGGGCAAAGCAACTGTTTCCTCAATACGGCAAGTAACCTGATTCGTACGAACGTTGGTTGAATCTTGCTCAAAGAATTCAATTTGCATTGCTTCCTGAACGTAAAGCTCAGTTCCACGCTCGAAATCACCTACAACATAATCGTTGGCATTCAAAGCAGTAGTTTTAGCCAATGGCACACCTAAAATGTATGGACGACCGTTAACAATTGAAACTCCATCAGGCAAATCGTACTCACCTGATCCGGCAGCCTTATTTTTGATAAGGTTATACCATTGAGCAGGACGTAAAGCAATACCTGTAGCCATACGTTTGTAGGTGTCCTCTAACAGAGACATATCGTTGATGATCTTCTCGATTAATGGAGTAGTACCTACGGCAGAACCAGCAACATAGTTACCAGAAGTCAAGATACCTTTAATGTTTGGCGATGTACCGTTACCATAAAGGATTTGAGCATCTTCCACATCACGCAACTTTTCAGGTAAACGATAGTTAAGGAAAGCCATTAATCCAGGGATGTTACGCATTGCTTTTTTAGACAAAAGTAACCAACCTGCGATAGTTTCAAACTTAACTGATGCTTCAACCAAGTCTAAATCAAACTGAGGTTTTAAACCTGTAGCCTGAGTTGTCGGAGTTGCGGCAGATGTTGCCTCAGATGTTGGAGCGATTGAACCTTCACCTACACCGTTTTCACGCATGAAGTAGAAATCTGTACCAGGGCCGGAAGGAAACACGTTAATCAAATCACGCATGTGTGTCATGGTGTTTTGATTGGTGATGATTCCCGGACGTTGGATGCCTGACCATTGTGTAGGGCCTGTTACGTTGTTGATACCCATAGCCCCAACCGCTTTCATGTCTACGCCTTTAATGTCAAGTTCAAAACCAAATTTCTTGATCTCGCCTTTAGCGAATTTCTCGATGTTATCGGTATTGTCTTCAACAGCTTTAGCAAGAACTGATTCAAAGGATTTTACAGCCGTAGAACCGTTTGCTTTAGTTTCAAACTTAGCGATCGCAGCATCGATTGATTTAGTCAATTCCTTTTCTAAATCTTCGATAACGTTTTTCAGCTTTTCTACTTCTTCCTTAGAGGCTTTAAGCTCCAATGCATCCATAGCTTTTTTAGCGTCCTCGATAGCGTTATTTGCTTTACGCAACGCTCCTGCGCTTTCATCTTTAAGACCTTTCGCAGCTTCGTCGATAGCCTCTTTTACTTCTTTAATTTCCATTAGTTTAAGGAATTTTTTAAGTGAGTTAATATTTCGTTTATCGGCTCATCTTTAGTAAAAGTGCTAACATGCGGCTTCACTATTTCATTGAGTGACTTTATTCTTTCTTCAATCATCAGGAAACCCTCATCAGAGTATTTCCCGTTCCGTAATGCTTTCTCTAATGCCTCGAATTCGTCAAGTACATCTTCAAAGTTCTTAACACCTGTTACTGGAGTGTTTCTGTTCGCCCCTAAGAACTGTATAGAACTACCCTCCAGCATTGCAAGTTCAGTCAAATCGTTTGCATCCGACTTCTTTTGTTGCTTAATGGTTCGGTAACCAAATGAATGTTGGTTCAATATACCGTCCTCTGCCATCATAAGAAAGTCTCTGCCATTAGTATGACGACCTGCTTTAGATTCGTAATACAGTCCTGTTGAATCTTCCTTTAATACTAGGATTTTTCCAACTGCTTTAGTTTTGTCGTGATCTAAAAGGTGCTTGATTAATCCCGTACCATCTGGCCCGTTTTCGCGTATAGTCTTAGCAAATGCACCAGGAATAATCCTATCACCGTCACTATCGATCGATCCAAAGTGAGCAAAGTAACCCGTTACGATCCCCTGACTTACATCAATGTCTTTAAAACCTATATCAAAACCTTTTCTTAACATAACAAGAATATTACAAACCAAATATATGAATTAATTATTAAATCCTAATTAAATTACTTTTCCATTAACAATTCTGCCACGCTTAACCAATTGATTATACCTGTTCTGACTCATCAGGGACTGGCTACACCTGCAGTTTATCCGATTAGCTGGCTTTAAAGATAAATCACCAGGTCGCTCGCAAGTATCGTTACCGCCTAAAACATAAAGGTCATCTATTGGTATAATTGTGTTATTTTCAGCTAAATGCGTTTCCCTTTCCCCAACAACACGCCCTAGCCACATCTTATATCCCTGTCCACCGTTCTGATCTATCCACGAACGAGCGCCTATCTCTTTTCCTAAATTAGATACAGTGGTCGCCTCTGTTCTGGATATGGTAAGGGATCTGTTCTTCATAGATTCTTTTACGTCATTCACAAACAGCCTTACCCTGCCTAGTCTGTCCATGCTTAAAAACGCCTCATTATTGAGCGCCCTTGTTATTATGTCGATTGTGGTATCGTTTAGCTGTCTCTGTATCTGATAGGTGTATCTTAGTGCGTAATCTTTAAGCAATCCAGACCAAATGTCAACCAAGAACTCTATTGCAGACGCTTTAACCCCCTCATTATTCCTTTGCCAGTAGTATTCATTCTTAGCGAACTTCATACCTATGATCTGGTAAACTTGCGGATAGGTGAGAATCCAAACGTCCTCCTTGATCAGCTTTTCTACGGGTACATTGTCTGTACCAAAATCTTCAACCCATTTTAGCACCGGAGCAATATTAGCCGCTAATGCTTTACGGAAATATGGCAATACTTGTTTTTCAGCTATTGAATGATCCTTAGCAAATCGTTCACGCTCTTTATCAAACTCATTCATCTGGAAGGTCTATTTTAGATACATTAAGTTGCGCCTCCATTTGCCCGAATTTGTCGTAAGAATCCTCAATTAATATAAATGCATCTTCCATACCCTTGTTATAGGCTTGGATTAATAGCGATGCATCCAGTGTCATATGAAATTCAGCCTTAGCCATTACAGTTGATTTACGTCATTCGGATTAGGTGTATCAGCGAAAGGATCGGCAAAAACATTATCTAACGGTTGCAATCCAGACGGCACTAAATACTTGTTCATATTCGGATCAGGATCTTCATCGTATGCGAATAGTTTACGCTTCTCATTACCTGTAATGTACCATGCATCACCGTATGTTGTTTTCATTAGGGCTAAGTCAGGCGCTAATTCGGCAAACTCGGTTAAGTCATGGCTTACATCTAAACGTTCGCCTCTGTACCATTTCTTAGAGAACACTTTAAACTTCATGTCGAATTTACGAAGCTCAGATACCACAACATTAGTTACAAGTTGCTTTTCGGCTACCTTAACATTGTTTTCAGTACCGCCTGATTTATCACCGATCAGGATTGAATTAACACCCCAACCTGCAGCAATACGGACAGCGTCCTGGTCATCTGCGGCAATTGCGTTTAAATCGATTAATGTATCACCTAGTTTGTCTACCTTAACAGCGCCATTTGTAACATGGATTCTGCCATTGTTAGCCGCTCCAGCCCATTCATACGCAACTGTTTTCTTAATCGTGTTTACCTGTTCGGCTGATAGCTTTGAATAGCTTTTACCGTCCTGAACAATTGTATCTGAACTGATAATAGTTCCAGTGCCCCCGTTTTTAAATGCTGCGCCTTGAGCAATATCGTTCTGATCATTCTTAGCAATAGCAGATCCGACAGCTTGCATAGGAGAATAACCGCCAGATTTTGGATCATTAGGTGACCACTTAGCTAAATGCATTACGTCATCAAAAGGAAGATCAACTGTTTTACCGTCCCAAGTGTTGAATGAATATCCTGTAATAGGCTTTCTCCAATCGCCATCCACACGCTTAACCGATACCCTGTCTGATGGTAAGCAATGAAGGAATACAGGATTACTAGCGCCACGTTCAACGAATAAGAATCCATCTCCAGTAAGCTCATAGTTAAACCAGAAAGATTCCCTTAACTCAATCCCTGTCTGGTATTCATTAGGGTTGTTTAACAGGTCAATTAATGGGTGACTATCCAATTCCTCTAATGCTTTAGTAAAACGGATATTAAACTGTCCTGTATCATTACCTTTTGCGAAGTTATAAGACTTTACCCTGGCAAGATCCTTTTCGCTCTTAACCTTGCTTACAAGTATAGGTGCTTCGACTAGCTTTCTAACCAGAACATTAACTACCGCATAAACTATTTTGTTCTCATATCCTTTAGATAATTGAGCCTGTTTGCCTTTAAAGTTCCATCCAAACGTGCCACCCAAAAGCATTGTTACTCCCGGCGAATAATAGGATTTAGTGCCCATTACATCCTGCCACGCTTTTTTGAATATATTCATGAATGTAAAACTAAGCTATTTTACGTTAAGTTACAAAAAAGTTACATTATACCATTTCTGATTCTAAATCCAAATCTTCCTGAATCTCAAAATAGCAACGCATCATTATTGCATCAGAGTAATCCGGTGAACGGCCTAATAATTCCTTTACGGCATCTTTAGGTATGATCTTCTTTTTTCCGTCCTTATCCATATCTTTCTGTTTTACTTGCTCCAGTTCCTCAATTGTTTCAGCTACCATATCGGATTCAGTGATGCAACCTAAATACATTAGCGATGCGTTAACAATTTCAGATAGCTTGTAATAGCATTGAGCCTTTAGGTTTTCAAAGTTTTCTGAATAACGGGGGCTGGAATTATTAACGAATCCTACACATCCCAATATATCAACCACGCCACCGCCTACACCGTCCTCATCACATATCACTTGCGACAACGGCACCATGTATTCATTCTTTAGATCAGCAATAGCCTGAGCAACCCAAGTAACTGATTTCTTGGATAGGACAACTACTTTAGTTGCTCTTAATCCATCCCAAACAATAATAACTGATTTATCTTTACCAAAACGGGCAATATCTGCAGTTATGTATTTTTTACCTGATCTGACAAAGGTATTCGACCATAGATTGTTTATTGCGTCTATTGACATTAACGCTGCTGGATCATCATCATATTCCCAGTTTCCGTAATAAAGTCGCTCTCGGCTATTCTTTTCCATCCTAAGCAATCGTTTTACGTATGAGGGTGGTAAGTATGGGTTGTCTTTAGGAAGGGCCTGTATGAACTTAATATCTTCTGGTAGCACACCGTCCCGATTAGGCTTATAAACCTTTGTGTATACCCATCCTTTTGAGGGGTTACAGCTACCTAGTTGTTTAGGCATCAAATCAAACTCATTGAGCTTATACCTAATACGGGAGCCGACAACGTCCCATGCCTTATGAACTATCTGGTTACACTCGTCTATAAAAGCCCTGGTAATCTCTAGCGACCCTAAACTATCAAATTCTTTGTCGGATGGATATAAGAATAAATCCTTTAGGAGGGTATCACTGCCATTTTTCCAATGGATGATATTTTCCTGAGCATTAAACTTGAATTGATTGGAAACTTTATGAATTGAGGCTTGCTCAAAGAATGTGTTAAGTGTTGTTTCCTTTAATGTCTTTAGCTTGGATCTACCTAACAAGCCTCTTGAACCTGGATATTTTTGCGCTTGCTCAATCTCCCTTAAACAGCCCAATGCAGTCTTGCCGCCACCGGCAGCGCCACCGTATATGATCTCACTTGTTACTTTATCATTCAGATAATAAACGGCATGTTTCTGTTTAGTCAGTAGGGGCATTCGGGTTCTCTCCTTCGCCTAAGTTAATGACATTGTTGATAACTGGCGCTGATTGGCTGTTGTCTTTCTCGAAGTAACCAAAATGTTTTCCAATCTTATCAAGGGCACTAAGTTTATCATAAAGTTTAAATTCAACAACAGTTTTTTCCCCACCTTCAAATTCTGTAATAGACTTTTTAACAGAAGAAACAGCTTTAGCCTTTACCGGGTCAATTTGAGAAATATCATTTATTGAATTTTCAATACCAATATAATCCTGAATATTACTAAAACCTAATACAGACAATTCAGAAAGCCATTTTTCCTTTGATATACCGTGTTTCTCTGATGATTCAGCCTTTAGTTTAGCTAAATAATCCTGAATGTCTTCACGTTGTAATAATTGATAACCTGATTGCCTCGCAGCGTCTTTGGTAAAACCTGCATATATAGCTGATTCAGAGGCATTTAATGTCTCGAAATACTTATCAGCAAACCTTATATGATTTTCTTGCATTGTAAATAAATGTAAATGCACTTAAACCCAAATCTACGCAATCAATTTTAAAAGTCCAAATGTCATTTGTCAGGCTCATAACATTCTATCCATGAATAGAACACACCTTTGATAAGCGCCTTGTCCTTCTCGGATAAGTTAGTTCTGTCAACTGTAGCCATTAAGTCTGTTTGAGTATGCTTAATGGCCCAATCAATACCATTATACGCTAACTGTTCGTATATTTGCCGTTCTAATCTGTTGCTGGAGATGATGGCGCCAGCTATCTTCTTTGCAGCTTTTATCTTTTCTGTCTGTGTCATTTCTTTAGGGCTTCGGAGGCTATGCTAATAGCACGTTCATGACTTTCGTAAATATCCAAATTAGGGTACTTATCAGTAATATCATCCAACGCCTCTTTCAACTCCTGATTTTCCTTTTCCAGCTTTTCGATTTGGGATTGAGAACGACAAAGTATATCCAGATCACCCATCCATTCAATATGAGAATCATTAGATCGTGTTCCTGATTGAACTTCTTCGTCTAATTCAGATGCGATAAAAGTACATCCGGTTATATTATTATGTAAGATTGATTTATTTGCTATGATTTTCATAATCCATAAATTTCTGGTAAATTACCTACCTCAAAGCCTTTACCGTTGAGCTTTGATACTATTGCATAGATTGTCTGTTGCTTAGTATCACGATAAACGATACAAGCTGGGTCTCCAACTTCCTTAGGTTTTGCTTTACCAATCCAACCCGATCCATCTTTTAGTTCTAAAACTTCAATGTCAATCCATTTTTTAGTTTTTTTCCAAGCATCATAATGGACTTGCCTGATATCTTCCTCGGCACTCTTTTTCTTTTGTTCTTTGCTCATGGTTTCTTGTTTTATGTGTGACAAACTTCAATTTCAACATAACTACCATTCCTTTGTAAATAAAATTTACCATCATTCAGAATAACTTTTGGCAGTACAAAATTGAATATTGTTGATGATCTAGGTACACTCACCTGTTTAAGGAATTTACCATTTTGATCTAATAAATTAACCAACTCTTTT